TTGTTAACATTGTTGTTGATGCTGCAGGCTTTGAAGCCTTAGGCATAGCATTGTTAATAGGTCCCGCTACATTTGCTTTTCCTGCTCCACCCTGATTAGCAGGCTTTGATGCCTTACCAGGTTGGTTGTTTGGATACTTTGCTGTGCTTGTATTTGCCATGGTTTACCCTCCTCCCCTTAGATAGGTTGCCGTCTAGCGACAGTTGCTTGTAGCGCAGCCTCACCGCGTTGGTTGAGTCCTGCTAAAAGAGATTGAACATCGGGGCGACCACCTGGAGCAATTTGCCCAGGAGCAACGCCTTGCATGCGACCTGTTTCGCTCATGCCCATTGGAAGTCGCCCGCCACCTGACATAGCCTCACCTGGTTGCCCAGACATTTCGGGACTTACTCCTGCAGGGGCAGCGCCAGGGGCGGGATTCTGTGGCGCAAACGCCTTCTGAATAGCAATTTCGATTGCTGTTCCCTTTTGGCGCTCGCTGATAACAGTAGAAAGTTGACGAAGGATGTTACCCGGGGCTTGTCCTTGTGTAACAAGGGCTGGAATTGACTGTGCATAAGAAGCAATAGCCTGTTTCATGGCATCGCGTAATTCTTCGGTCTCAACCTTTTCTTCTTCTTGTGTTGCATTGAAGGAAAATGGCATCTGACGGCGTAAGAAGTCACGAGAAATCAACTTGTCACCACGAGCCTGTAGTCCAAAGACCAATGCGCGGTTAGGGTCAAGTCCTGCCATCAAACCATACTGAACATCAACGGTGTAATCACCATCAATATCGCGTGCTGGCTTATATTTAATGTTATATGGGGTACCGTTGTAGATACCTTTAAGTTCTTTTTCGTTATTGCCAAAGATTTTTTCATCAACCTTAAGGGCAAGTCCTAGAAGTTCTGTAAATGTACGAGCAAACATTGCATGTGCTGTCTTGATTTGTGTATCAAAACCACCCATAAGCGCTTTAACGCCTTGACCAGTAATGATAGAAGCATCAATGTTACCTGTACGAGCATCTGGAAAACGAGAACCTAAACGGAGTTCTTGTTCAAGAACCTGCGACTGTGCAAACACATTGCTTGGAAGTTCAAGCGGGACTCTGCGAATCTCATTAGGCTTGCTTGAACGCATAATTGCATCTGGTCCAAGGGCTAACTCCTGACTGTCTAGTGGCATAGCAATAGGTGCCTGCACTGATTTGGTTGCTGCTTCAAGTGAAAGCAAAGCATAACGAGCCTTGGCTACTTGAATTGCTAGTACATCATCAAACTGACCGCGTGATTGGTCATCAAGTGATGGGCGCATAACAACACGAATCATGCACTCGCCCATTAGGTTAGTTGCTCTATCTAATACAAGATTGTTTTTGTTTGGCATGAATAGAACATCTTGGTCTTTATCATGGAAACGAACAATCTCAGACATAGTTGATGTGTTGTTTTTATCATAAATTAAATGTGCAATTTCTGGATACTTAGCCATAAGTTCTTCTGTTGGCTTCATCATGCGTTGGAAAAACATTGTGCAACGACCATAGCGGTCAAGCACTGGATAACTTCCAAGTGAATCAAAGAACTTAACACGAGGCATATTTGCATCTAAATCAATTTCAACCTGTGCAGGTACAAACCCATAGGTAACATATCTGTCTGCAGCATTAAACATCTGTGTTTGGATGTCAGAGAAATCAACAATACCGTTAACAATTTCTCCACGCTTATCAGCCTTCTTGCGAGCAGCCTCTGAAACCATGGATGTTGAAGTACATCCAAACGAAGGAAGCGGTGCAATAACTTCTGCAATGTCGCGTGCTGCAATATCTACCATATTTGCCACGATAGGATTCTCAAAAGGACCATCGGGGAAAAGGTCTGGGTAAACATCGCGCATCTTGCCTTGACGAACTTGTAGAACCTGATTCATGCGTTGGTCGCGGTCATCAAACATACGGCGATAACGGTCATATTGATTCTTAATTTCTTCAATGGTAAGTGTCATGTTCACCTCCTATCTTAGTTATATGCATAGTCATTCAAGTTAACGGTGACTTGCTGTTGTTTGTCATACTTTGTATGGAACATGTTTGTTCTACTATGTGTGCGAGCAAAGTGGCTTGCATTAGCAACCCTGTCTCGTACAGCAAGTTCAGTAAACCAAAATGCCATTACGCAGTCTGTCTTTTGACTTCGTGGTGCTTCTGGATACCAAGTAACCAGTTGCTCTATGAGAGCCTTTAATCCTTCGGATTGATGTGTGGATGGAAACTCAATCAAGGCATTGCCTTCTTCATAACCATGGAACAATGTAGTAAGGGATGCAACACCGAAGTCTGTATCCCATTTATTGTTTCCAGTGTGATGTTCTTTGAGTGTTGCACCCCTCGCTTGTAGGTATTCTCGTACCTCGCGGTCCTGAGTCAACATCGCTTGAAATGCATTTTTTTCAACGCGCCACTCAGAAACTCCGTATTTGTCTGTCCAGTCTTTAATCAACTGGCGTATTGCATCTGGCTTCATACCTTGTTGGTTTGACACATCCAGCAAGTATCTCTTTTGGGTATTAACATCCACGCCAACACAAACAGCAGCGGTATGCCCAGCCATGGCGGGGTCAAGCCCAGCAACAACAATAAGCCCATCCATGCCGTTATGTCGGTTGCCCGCCTTGTTCTTGGGGATGAGACCAATATTTCGAGAACCGTTAATAACGCTTTTGACTGCCTCGGATGGGAACGCCGAATCTTCATGAACATGTTGTTGTTGGTAAACCATCGCCCATAAGTTGGGGGACATACGGCTGCGTTTTTTAGAGAGCGCCTCGCCTGTCCATTTGTCGTACAAACCATTAGAATCTGGAACACCATTGCCAGACACTGGTGGCATGTTCGTCTTAGCCCAAAGAGTAACCCAATCCTTGTTATCATCGGCAAACTCCAAAACAGCGGGCTGGGCAAAATAAGTCCAAGGAGAAGTTTCGTCTGGGTATCGCATCGGGTCACGAAGTTCTGAATATAGGTCTTTAGGGCGTAATCTTGTGCCCACTACCAGTAACTTTCCGCCGTCATAGTCAATACGAGACATAACTTCTGATTGAATCCAGTCAATCTGTTTTTCGTACTCATGGGCATTGGTGTGGTCAACACAGTCATCCATGATGATTAAATCGGCACGAGCACCGTAAATGTGTCCACGGATACCGATAGCCTGTACGGTAGGGTCCTTTTCACCAGAGTCACGAGCATCTGATGATAAGTAAATTAAGTCCTGCTTCCATGAATCAGAGTTCTTTTCAAATCCGCCTGGAGGTCCAAAGGCGAGGTGTAAGTCCTGATAACGAGGATGGGTGAGTCTGTTCTTAATGGAGAGCAGGAACTTTTGCGCCATAGCCTGGGTTTTAGAAACAACCATTATGCGGATGTTAGGGTTTTGGCAAATCCGATACACGGCATAGTTGACTGTAATAGTCGTTGACTTGGCGTGTTCTGGGGGGGTGTTAACGATAAGCAGGTCTTTGTCACCTGGCTCGTATATGATTGAAGGGTGTACATCCGTAGGTATTCTGGACTCTAATAAATCAATCCAGTGGCGTTGGTGTGGAAATACTTGAACACCAAGGTACTTTTCGGAAAAAATTTCAAATGCAGGTACCTCTTGGGTCGGACCGCCTATTTCACCTCGGGCGGTCAATGCACGCAGTTTGTCTATGCCTAAGGCAAAGTCAGGGTCAGTCTTACGATAATACTCGTAACTCTTGACACTTCTACCTACGGTATCCATAGCCTGCTGGACAGACTTGCCCTGCATAAGTAAATCAATAATCTGCTTCTTAATGGCATCCGACTTATGGGATGCAGCAGTAGTTCTTTTTCTTTCCATAGGCATAGTAGCAACGCGACAACTTGTTGAGCGTTGCAGTTTCCTTTCCTAACCGTAGGCTGTAGCCCCAAGGCGGAAGCCGTAGGTTAGGGCAATTACTAGGGGATGCCTTGGGCATCCTGAATGCTTTGCTGTAGGGCTTCCATTGTTTTGCCCTACATATACTATTAGGTGTCCAGAGGACACATATTGGACATTCTTTAGTTAACTTTCTTTTTGTGAGTTGTATCACACTATACCTTCATAGGTATAAGTGCAGGTCAAAGCATGGTTAGTGGACCCCAGGGCTATCAAAGTTATGTGGCTGTATACACAGACACACAGACACACAGATATTTAAAAACCTGGGGTCAAACTTTGCAGCCTGTTTTGCTGCCAGTTTAAACGCATGCAGGCTTGCAGGCTGGCGCAGCGCTAGGGCTGGGCTGCACTAGGCGCTGGCTTGATGCTGACTCACTCAGCGCTCCCTCATACTCGCGCCCCCCAGCAATCGCAAGCATGCAAGCAAGCGCAGGCATCGCAGCAGATAGTTAAACTTTCAACTACTTGGGCATCGCACGCATCGCCCTCATGGTGTCTCACTATGTGAGATTATCCAAGGCATCGCCATAAGTTACTCACTGGTAACAAGGCTAAAGTCAGTTGTTTAACGATACTTCGGAGGTTTCAGAAAATAACGATTCTCTAAAGTCATTGATTTATACTGGTTTCAGCGACTTACTGGCGAGTAACTTAGGGAATTAGCCTCGGCGCAGCCTCGTCAATCGGTAGCAATCACATCAACATCATCACCCTTGAAATGCTCTAAAGCCAGTGTTTTATACTGGTTTCAGAGATGCTTGACTTTATTTTCAATTCGTTTAAACTGATGCCAGTGGAACAATCCACTAACCGACTGGAAAGGTTTTAAACAATGCGTAATCGTGAACAATGGCTCGCAGCGTTCGCTAGTGCTGCTCGCCGACCAATCGCTGCATCAATCAGTGGCGGAGGCGATGAGGAGGCTGCAATTCGCCTCTCCTGTGGCTTCCCTCCTCGTACTGGTCGCAAGGCTGCAACTGCTGCAATCGTGCCCCCAGCCTCATCCGAGGACTTCACCGCCGAGGTATTCGTATCTCCTACCGTTGACTCAGCCGTTGAGGTTGCCAAGGCAATCATCCCACTGCTCCGCGTGGCTCAATCGGGCAACTGGCGCTCAGCAGCGCCCAGCGTGGCTCAGCCTCTCGACTCGCTCCCAGTGTGGGCAGAATCAATCCTCGAGCACCTCGGTGCTTACCCTCACGCCAAAATCGAAATCGCAGCAGCGCCTAAGCAGACAACTCGCCTCATCAAGGTTGCCTGTTTAAACGATGACTACATCGCTCGAGTTTCACGCACGACCCTCGTCTATCGCGGTGCACCAATCTGCCCAGCATGCAATCAATCAATGGTGGAGGCTTAATCATGACTACATTCGGACTCGAGTTCGAGGTCGCAGGTATCTCGACATCAGCAGCATCAGCAGCGCTTAATCGCGGAGGCATCGAGTGCATCGAGCCACGCTCCCAGCATCAGACTCATCAAGCATGGTCATCAGTCTATGACGGCTCAGTTCGAGGAGCCGAGGTAGTTTCTCCAATCCTTGACGACCTCCGTTTAAACGAGGCTGCAACTGTCTCTCGCCTGCTTCTCGGTGCTGGTGGCAAGGTTGACCGCACGACTGGCTTCCATGTCCACATCGGCGCTCAAGGCTTGAGCCACGAGCACATCGCCCAGTTCTATCTCAACTGGAATCTGCTCCATGATGCAATCGGCGTGCTGGTTGCACCGAGCCGTTTAAACAACCGCTTCTGCTCAGCCGTCAACGCCGAGCACGCAACCGCTAACGCCGAGCGCATCCGCAACGGCAATATCTCAGACCGCAACGGTGACCGCTACCAATCGTTTAACCTCCAAGCGTTTGGTCGCCATGGCACTCTCGAAATCCGCCTGCATCAGGGCACGCTCAACGGCAGCAAAGCAATCGCGTGGGCAAAGTTCATTGATGCGTTTAAACAACTCAGCGAGACTCAACTTCTAACACTCGCAGATTTGGGCAACGGCGACAATCTTGCAAAGTGCAAGTACCTCATCAACACGCTGGTGCTGGGTGGAAATCTTGACCTCAAGACCGCCGAGTACCTCAAGGACAGAGCAGAATCAATCCAAGCCTAACAAGGCAGCCTGCCCCCAGTGGGCAAGCGAGGGTGCAACTCCCTCGGCAGGCACAAGCAGAATCGGGAGAGACCCGATACTGTTTAAACAAAGGAGACTGGAATGATTACATCTCGTGGTTGGTTCGTGATTGGTTTCTTATCAGCAATCGCGCTCTATGCTGGACTCTATTTAATGGGTCACATTTGGTACACCGAGACAGGTTACTGCTGGGGTACAATGGTTGAGTGCTACCGATGAGCAACTTATGGCTTAACTTAAGTAACAAATTGTTATACATCGTGGAAGGCGTTGACCCTGCTGGTCGAAAGTTCAGCAGCGTGTACAACAAAGAGGATGCAGCGTACCTCGTGGCATCCAATCGTTTAAACAGAATCATTGGCATCAAGAAATCTTCGTGATACAATTCACGAATAACAACTAGCAGACTGGAGAAATAAATTATGTGTGGAATCGCAGGCTTCTGCCTTAACCCAAAGCACAATCAGAATCAGACAGACCTAGCAGCGCAGATGCTGCTGGACATCGAGCATCGTGGCTATCATGCCACTGGCGCAGCATGGATTAACCCAGCCTCAGGCAATCGGGTAATCACCAAAGCACCAGTCGCAGCCAGCAAGTTCATCAACACCAAAGCAGGCAAGCAGTTATGTTTAAACGCCACGACTGCTATCTTGCACACTCGTTGGGCAACTCAAGGTTTGCCGAGCAACAACAACAACAACCATCCAATTCCGCGAGGCAAGATTGTCCTCACTCACAACGGACACATCAGCAACGACACCGAGTTATTTAAACAACTCAAAGTCAAGCGCCATGGACAGGTTGATAGCGAGGCAGTGGCTGCACTCATCGCATTTACATCGGCACCTATTGCCGAGGTACTCTCTCAGGTACAGGGCACCGCTGCACTGGCATGGATTGAACAAGGCAAGGGCAACACATTGCACTTAGCACGAGTCAACTCATCGCCATTGTGGATTGGTCAGACTGGCACAGGTTCACTCGT